TGTGCTGATATGGGTCTACGCCCTAGCTCTTCTTTGGACAAACTTAGGAAAGCTACAATTAATTGGATCTTTGAACCATTGGCTGACATAGCACCTAACAAATATCTAAGCAGAAAATTTTGGACGGATTCAAGTGACCGTCTAATGTACGAAGGTAAAGCTCCACAGCTTGCCGACACTAAGCGAGCCCGCATGCCCGCATTTTTTGAACATGCAAACACCAACTTACCCAAGTACGCTTGACTGGGGACGCATTGAGAAGATCATAGATGAACTCGATGAGCAGTTTCCAGACAGGTTTCCAGACCACACACTATCAGAGAAAGAAATATCTTTTAGGGCTGGTCAACTATCAATTATTAGAATATTAAAAACCAAAATTAAAGGAGAATAATTATGTGTATCGGAGGATTATTTGGTGGTGGTAGATCTACTCCTCCACCCCCACCAACACCAGCCCCACCAACTACCCCACCACCCCCAATACCTGTTCAACAGGCTCCAACACCTTTACCAGAAGCTCCTACTCCATCTCCTGTACAGGAAGATGAGACAAAGAAAAAGGCAAAGGTAAAAGCCAAAAAAGTTGCTAAGACTGCAGCTAAAAAAGGAACCACTCAACTACAGACTAAGAAACCAGCAACTGGTGGTTTAAAAGGTATTACTACTAAACAAGGTGTGAATACTGGTACAGGTGGCGGTGGTACTGCTGGAGGAACTTATTAATGAAAAACGCACGGCAACGATACCAAGAGTTATCGAGTCACCGTGAACAATTCTTAGATGTTGCTTATGATTGTGCAGAGCTAACAATACCTACATTATTAATGCGTAACGAAGGTGATGCTTTATATCAAAGCTTTCAAACACCTTGGCAGTCAGTTGGAGCTAAAGGAGTTACCACGCTAAGTTCAAAACTTATGCTTGGGCTTCTTCCTCCATCTACCAGTTTTTTTAAACTACAACTAGATGATTCTAAATTAGGTGTAGAGATACCTCCAGAAGCAAAGAGTGAATTAGATTTAAGTTTTGCAAAAATAGAACGTATGATTATGGAAAGCATAGCAGCTTCCACAGACAGAGTTCAGATATTTGCAGCACTAAAACATTTAGTTGTTACTGGTAACGCTTTACTTTTTATGTCTGATGAAGGCATGAAAGTATATCCTCTTAATCGTTATGTTGTTGAACGTGACGGCAATGGTAATGTAGTAGAAATAGTAACTAAAGAAAGAGTTAGTAAAAAATTATTAGGTTTACCAGAATTAGATGATGGCCCTAATGATGATACAAAAGGTGACTACAAAGGTACAAAAGACGTAGATGTCTATACCTGTGTAAAGATGTATGATAATGGATGGCGTTGGCATCAAGAAGCTAACGACACAATTCTACCTGATAGTGTAGGTAAAGCTCCAAAGGATAAAACTCCTTGGCTACCATTACGTTTTGTTACCGTAGACGGAGAAGATTACGGACGTTCTAGAGTAGAAGAGTTCCTTGGCGACTTGAAATCTTTGGAGGCATTGATGCAAGCTATAGTTGAAGGTAGTGCAGCAGCAGCAAAAGTTGTGTTTACTGTATCACCATCAAGTACAACTAAGCCAGCATCACTAGCTAACGCAGGTAATGGTGCTATCATACAGGGTAGACCAGACGACATAGGAGTTGTACAGGTAGGTAAAACTGCTGACTTCCAAACTGCATATCAAATGATTAACATGCTAGAGAAAAGATTAGCTGAGGCTTTTCTTGTCTTATCAGTACGTCAGTCAGAGAGAACTACAGCAGAGGAAGTTAGGATGACACAGATGGAACTAGAGAGACAGCTGGGTGGCCTATTCAGTTTGTTAACGACAGAGTTCCTCATACCCTATCTAAGACGTAAGATGCATAGTCTTACTAAATCAAAACAAATACCTAGCGTACCACAAAATTTAGTTAAACCTACGATAGTAGCTGGTATTAATGCACTAGGTAGAGGACAAGATAGAGAGGCATTAGTTCAGTTTATAACAACTGTAGCTCAAACAATGGGGCCAGAGGCTCTAGCTCAATATATGAATCCTGACGAAGCTATCAAACGCCTTGCTGCAGCACAAGGTATAGACATACTTAATCTTGTTAAGAGTATGGATGAACGTAACGAAGAACAAGCACAAGCTATGCAAGCACAGCAAGCTATGTCTCTTACCGACCAAGCTGGTAAGTTGGCTAGTACTCCGTTAATGGATCCTTCTAAAAATCCAGATTTAAGTGAGTCACTTCAACAAGCTGCAACCGCACTACAACCACAGTAATTATGGCAGAAACAATTAGCTACAACACTTCAGATGATCCCGTAGCAGCACAAGCAATAGCAGAAAAAGAAGCCGAGTCTTTGAAGATCGGTGAAGAACTTATGGCCAAGCAGGAAAAGATGCTTGCTGGTAAGTATAAAAGTGCTGAAGAATTAGAATCAGCATATCTTGAACTGCAGAAAAAACTTGGTGATTCCCCTACACAAGAAACTACAGAGCCAGAAACAGAGTATGAATTATATTCTGATGATGGAAGTGTAAACTATGAAACAGCTAACGAGTTATATGGCAATCAACTAGGCGAGTTATTTAAAAGTAATAACATAGACCCATTTGCAATGAGCAAACACTTTGAAGAAAATAATGGAACTTTAGATGATTCAATGTATGAACAGTTAAGTAAAGCTGGTCTTAGTAAAAATGTAGTTGATAATTATTTAGATGGTGTTAGAAATGAAGTTGGCTTCAATGCAGATGCTCCAGAACCTGTATTATCACAGCCAGAGGTAGATGAAATTAAGGCTTTAGCTGGTGGTGATGAAGGTTATGATGCTCTTATGGAATGGGCTGGTAAAAATCTTACACAAGAAGATGCTAAAAACTATGATGACGTGTTAGCTACAGCTAATAAATCGGCTATAAAATTTGCAGTAAAAGCACTTATGGGACAATATGAAGATTCACAAGGACGTGATTCAAAAATAGTTACTGGTAAACAGTCATCTACTGAAACGTATAGAAGTATGGCTGAGGTTGTTAGAGATATGAACAAACCAGAATATACAACTGATGAAGCATTTAGAGATGATGTCATCAGAAAACTTGCACAATCAAACTTAAAAGTATAGGAGATTACTATGCCCGGACATTACGGAAAAGGAACTAAAAAGGGAAACGGAGCTAAAAAGCTAATGAAGAAAAACCCTAAGCTGCCACCAAAGGTAGCAGCAGCTATCGCTAAAAATATGAAGAAAAAGAAAAAGTAATGGCTAAGAAAGGCGTAAGTCTATCTTTAGGTCGAGGAGAAAAGTCTAAGAAAGGAGGACTTACTGCCAAGGGTAGGCGTAAATATAATAGAGCTACGGGCTCTAACCTAAAGGCTCCTCAGCCTCAAGGTGGGGCTCGTAAGCGTTCCTTTTGTGCTCGCATGAAGGGAGTAAAAGGGCCAATGAAAAAGCCCAACGGAAAGCCAACCCGTAAAGCGTTGGCACTACGTAGATGGAAATGCTAATGGCACACAAAAAAGGATCTAAGTGTGGCTGTAAACACGGGGGCAAGAAGAAGTAATGGCTAAATTATGTGCCCGTGGAAAAGCAGCTGCAAAAAGAAAGTTCAAGGTATACCCCTCAGCATATGCTAATGCTTATGGTGTAAAGGTATGTAAAGGACAAGTAAAAGCTGGCGGTAAAAGAAAGACTGCTAAAGGATATACTAGAGGAAAAAGATGAGTTTAAGAAGATGGTTTAAAGAGAAGTGGGTGGACGTAAAAACTGGTAAGCCATGTGGCAGACAGAAAGGCGAAAAGCGTAAAGGCTACCCCGCTTGTCGTCCATCTCGCAGAGTCTCCTCTAAAACACCAAAGACTACTAAAGAGATGTCTAGCGGTGAAAAAACAAGATTTAGAAAATCTAAAACAAGTTCACGTAGAATTAACTACAACCACAAACGAAGAAAAAAATGACACACCACAACCATGAAAACGACAAATGGCACGTTGCAGAAGAGCTTAATGGCCGCCTTGCCATGCTTGGTATTATTGCTGCTATTGGTGCTTACGCCTGTACAGGTCAAATCATCCCCGGAGTATTCTAGTCCTTATGATTGGAAAATGACATGCGATGATTTCATGTTATCAAAGTATACTGTTTTACAAGACCCACATCTTGATACACAGGCAAAGTACAATATCATATCTTATCTTAATCAGAAAGTTATTGGTAAGTGTACTGACACTTTGTCCTAACGCTACGTCCGTTCATCCTGCAAAGGACGCATGACAACCTAAGCATGGAACGGGGCTTAGGTATATGGGAGTTTACCATGACAGTAACTTACGTATATCGTGGCGTTGCTTACACCAAAATTATCAA